CCGGCTGAGGGCCTCGAAGACGACCCGGCGTATGGGTTCGGACGCACCGAGCCCGCAAGCGCCTACACCGACGGTCAGATTGCCGCATGGGGCGACACGAACGGCGTGGTCACGGGCAAGGTGTGGCTCGTCTCGCCGTTCGCGTGCGAGTTCTGCGACGCTGCTGCGGTCGAGTTTGGCGACACGCCGATCCCGCTCGATCAGGACTTCTACCCGCTCGGCACGCAGATCATCGGCGCGAGCGGCAAGTCGCTCACCATAGGATTCGATGCAGTCTCAGGTCCGCCGCTGCATCCGAACTGTCGGTGCAGCATCGACGCGGCACTTGAGGAACTGCCCGACGAAGCAGACGAAGGAATGTTTGAGGTCACAGTCACATGATCCACCACAAGACACTCGACGCGGCATACCACAGCGAAGACGGAACCAAGTTCGTCGCCACCATCACCACGGACACGATCGACCGCGACGGCGAGGTCGTGATCCCGGCGGGCATGAACAGCAAGGAGTACGAGCGCAACCCCGTGCTGCTCTACGCGCACGACCCGAAACTGCCGATCGGCAAGATGGAGACCATGCGCCGAGGCGACGGCAAGATCGAGGCGGATTTCAGGCTCGCGCCTCGACCTGAGTCGCACGAGGGCGAGTGGCTGCCCGATACGGTGGGTGCGCTGATGAAGTTCGGCGCACTGCGTGGCGTGTCGATCGGCTTCAGCGCACTCGCTAACGGCATGCGCTCGGCGAGCAAGGCGGACATCGAGCGGTACGGCAGCGGCGTGAAGCGCGTGTTCAGCAAGTGGAACCTGATGGAGGTCTCGGTCGTGAGCGTGCCGGCGAATCAGGAGGCACTCATCACAGCGGTGCAGAAGGGCGTGGCAACGGCGGACGCGATCAAGGCACTCGGCATCAAGGCGGACCCGCCGGCAAAGCCGAGCGAGCGCATCGAGGGCAGCGACCGCAACCCCGAGGGATCGGCTGGCGACACACGCGGCGGCATCGAGATCGACGAGGAGACCGAGACTGCGCTGCAGAACAAGGTGGACGAGCACAACGAGAAGCACGGCGAGGACGCAGGCAAGAAGGTCAACCTCGGCATGCTCAAGGCGGTCTACCGTCGCGGTGCGGGCGCGTTCAGCACGAGCCACCGCGAGGGCATGACACGCAACCAGTGGTCGATGGCGCGAGTCAACGCCTTCCTCCACCTCGTGCGAACTGGGCGACCAGAGAACCCGAAGTACACGAGCGACTACGACCTGCTGCCGAAGGGACACCCCAAGCGCGGCAACGACGGCAAGTCGTTCAGCGTGCGCGTGAGTGTGCCAGCCGTCGGCATCGATGATGTGCGGCACGCTGCTCGCGTGGCGATGGCGAAGGCTCGCGGTCGGTTCCGCTTCTGACGCTGCTATAGTTCGTCAAACGGTGGCTCGGACCGATGCGCGTCATGCGCGGGCGGGTGAGTCGGACGAGGGTCAATCACATCACGCACACAACGCAGCATCCGCTGCGTGGAGATCACAATGCTCAAGACCATCACGGTCGAGGAGTTGCAGAAGCATCTGCAATCACTCGCGAATCAGGTCGGCGCAAAGCGATACGAGGCAGCCAAGAATCTCATCTTGGAAGGTCTCGTGATCGTGGACGCTGAGGGCAAACCCGTCGATCCCGACAACATCGAGTACAAGGTCACACTGCAGCCCGCTGCAGCAAGTGAACAGGACATGATGAAGCCGGAGGACGAGGAGAAGCCCAAGATGGAAGCCGAGGAGGACGAGGACGAGGACAAGCCCGTCAAGTCGCTCGTCGCCGAGGCTGTCAAGGCACTCAAGGCGGAGACGCATGTCGCCGCTTCACACCCAATCGCAACAAAGGAAACCAACATCATGGACATCTCTCAACCGCTTGCTCGGAGCAAGCACTTTCAGACCAGCGAGGAAGCCTACGGCTTCGGTCGCTTCGTTCTCGCCTGTCGCGGTCACATCAAGAGCCGCGAATGGTGCGTCGAAAAGGGTCTCATCACGAAGGATCACCTGTCGGGCAACAACACGCTCGGCGGCTACCTCGTGCCTGACCAGTTCAACAACACGCTCATCAACCTTCGCGAACAGTTCGGCATCTTCCGTCAGAACGCGAATGTGCTCTCGATGGAGCGTGACACGCTTCAGGTGCCGCGTCGCGTCTCGACGCTGACCGCGTCCTTCGTGGGCGAGGCTGCAGCGGCGAGCGAGACGCAGCAGAACTTCGATCTCGTGACGCTCGTCGCGAAGAAGTCGGTCGTGCTCACCCAGATCAGCGGCGAACTCGCCGAGGACAATGTGGTGAACCTCGCCGACCAGATCGCAGGCGAAATGGCGTACGCGCAGTCAAAGTTGGAGGACGAGTGCGGCTTCATCGGCGACGGCACATCCACCTACGGCGGCATCGTCGGACTGGCAACTGCTGTCAACGCCACATCGGGCGTAAGCACCGCATCAGGCACGGCGATGACGAGCATCACGATCGCGCAGGTCCGTGACGCGATGGGCAAACTGCCTCAGTACGCGGACAACGCGAACACGAAGTTCTACATGCACCGCACCGTGTTCAACGCGCTCTGCCAGCGTCTCGCTGAGGCGGCAGGCGGCGCGTCTGTGGTGGAGATCGGAGACGGCGCAAACAAGTTGCGCTTCCTCGGGTATCCAGTTGTTCTCGCGCAAGTGATGAACAAGACCACGGGCAACGGCAGCATCATGTTCCACTTCGGCGATCTTCGTCAGGCATCACTGCTCGGCGACCGCAAGCAGAATCAGATCGCGTTCAGCGACTCGGCATCCTCGTCCTTCGAGGCTGACCTTGTCACCGTGCGCGGCATCTCTCGCTTCGACATCGTCAACGCCAACTGCGGAACAAGCAGCGCAGCAGGTTCCATCGTCACGCTCAAGGCTGGAGCCTAATACAAGAAAGGAAAGAACCCATGTTTTCATTACAAGGTGTCAAGCATCAAAGCCTCGTTTCACCTCGCACCTGTGCAAGCGACGCAACGATCACGAGTCTTGCCGTCGATACGAGTGGTTTCAGCGAACTGCAGATCTGTGTGATGCGCCAGTCGCACACCGCAACCAATGCGGGCTTCTCGGCTCTCACCATTCAGCAGTCGGACGACACGGTCGCGACCAACTTCGCGACTGTGAGTGGTCTCGTGGCTGGCACGGATTACACCGTGACAGCCGCGATCGGCGGCACAAGCAGCAGCGTCACGAATGTGTCGTTCGTTGCGAATGTCGATCTCCGTGGCAAGAAGCGATACTTCCGCGTCCTGCTCACGCCAGCAACGAACTCCGCATCGGTGGCGGGTCATGTGATCCTCGCACGAGGAGCACAGAGCGCACTCGACTCGGCGGCTGGCGCGGCTCAGTTCGTGCAGCAACCCGACTGATCTCAGCATCAGTCTCATCGTTTCAGGCACGCCCGCATCGCAAGGTGCGGGCGTGTCCTTTTTCCGCTGCTAGTATCCGCACCATGAAAATCGACATCGGCTGCGGGACACAACGGTACGAGGGATACACACCACACGACTGGAGCCTCGATCACGACGCTCGCTACCTGCCGTACGAGGACAACAGCCTCGAAGAGGTGCGAGCATCGCATGTGCTAGAGCATCTGCCCAAAGGCGATGTCGAGGAGACGCTGCGGCACTGGGTGAGCAAGATCAAGCCGGGCGGCATCCTGCGGATCGCCGTGCCCGACTTCGACGAGATCGTGCGGCTCGCTGCGCTCGACCGTGACAGCGAAGACCAGTCGAAGCCTCCGTTCCCGTGGGAGTCGTACATCATGGGCGGACAGACCACCCCGTACGACTCGCACCGCACGCTGTGGAACTACCCGAAACTCAAGCACGCGATGGAGCAGCAGGGGCTGATCGACATCACGGAGTGGAAGAACGACTACTCGGGAACCAACTCCACGAAGCGAGAATGCTCCGACCATGTGTTCTCGCTGAACCTCGCAGGTCGCAAGCCTGGCGTCGCGGTGCAGGATGCGCCTCCGCCGAAGTACCCCGACATGCGAGCGGTGATGACGATGCCTCGACTCGCGTGGACCGACAACATGTTCTGCGTGTCGCAGGCGTGCATGAAGATCGGCATCGAGGTGCAGAACTCCATCGGCGTGTTCTACGGGCAGGGCATCCAGCGCGTGCTCGAATCGTGCGTGGCGGCTGAGAATCTCAAGTGGGCACTCACGATCGACTACGACTCGATCTTCGACTGGAAGGACATCGTGTGCCTGCGTCAGATCGCGGAGGAGGCTGGGCTCGACGCGATCGCACCGATGCAGGCAGGGCGCGAGCGTAATGTCGCGCTGTTCAACACGGTCGCCGAGGACGGGAGCGTGCAGCCTGCGAGGGCGGAGGACTTCGCGAAGCCGTGGTTCCCCGTCTCGACGATGCACTTCGGACTTACGCTCATCAGGCTCGACACGCTCCGCAAGATGCCGAAGCCGTGGTTCAAGAGCGACCCTGCGCCCGATGGCACATGGAACGACGGTCGCATGGACGATGACATTTACGTCTGGCGCAAGGCGAAGGAGAATGGGTGGAAGATCGGCGTGTCGCCGAAAGTTCACATCGGGCATATCGAGTGCATGATCTCGTGGGTGACACCCGACAAGGGCAAGGAGTACCAGTCGATGTTCTCGTGGCTGCGCGGTGGCAAGCCGTGGTATGTCCGCAACCGCGAGCAGGTGTGGCGCATGCCGACATCGCTGCGACCGCCTGAAGCACAGGGATAGGATTCGGCATGGCAGTCGGCACCTACGCGCTCATCACCCTGCAGGAGTTGAAGGACCACCTCGGGATCACTGGCTCGACTGACGACACTGTGCTCGAACGAGCGATCGACAGGGCGACGGCTCGCATCGAGTCGTACATGGGTCGCAACATCCTCGCACGCTCGTACGCGGAGTGGCACGGCGGGAACAAGGTGCGAGCGATCCGCACGAAGCAGTACCCGATCAACTCGGTGACGGGCGTGTTCACGGGTATCCGCACCGCGTTCACGGTGTCGAGCACGGTCGCAAGCGACCTGCGCGTCACGGTGAGCGTGAACAGCGAGGCGTACGGGACAGGTGCGCCAGGGCTCGTGATCTCGCGGACAACGAGCGGCGGCGTGACCACGACGAGCACGCTTGCGTTCTCAACCTACCCCGATGTCACCTCGCTCGTGGCTGCGATCAACGCGCTGACGGGCGTGTCGGCGAGCGTGGTGTTCGCCTGCCGCACGGCGCAGCTGCACCCGCGTGCTGGTGGCGACTGCCTCGTCGGTTCGGTCAATGTGCACTGCGC